TATAGAATTGACGGTTCTTACTGACGGTTCTATTGACGGTTTGGTGGCCGTGTGTGACCACCTTGGGTGGCCGTCCACGACCACCTTGGGTGGCCGTGTGTGACCACCTTGGCCGTCCACGACCACCTTGCCGTCGGCACCAAGGTGGCCGTCTGCGACCACCTTCAACAGGGAAGGCTGCGCGGCCAGCGCCTCGGCGTCGATCCGATAGTGGTTGGTCGTCCAGACGCGCTCGCCGTCGCGGGATGCCAGGCCGCCGGTCTGCAGCTTGCGGATCACGCCGGAGTCGGCGAGCTCACCCACGTAGCGACGCACCGTGCGCTCGGACAGACATGACCGCTCGGCGATGCGCCGGTAGCTCGGCCAGCAGACGCCGTCGGAGTCGGCGTGGTCGGCCAGGATGAGAGCCACGAGCTTCACGGCCGGCGGCGCCTTGAGATGATCGAGCACGAGCCCGATGTGGCGAACGCTCATCGGCGCGCCCCTGGCCTCGTGCGCTCGGCCTCGCGCTGAAGCGACGGATCGATCTCCGAGGCGATCACGCGCCGGCGCTCGCGCTTGCCGCCGCTGCTGCAGTCGATCTTGGGCAGCGGATCCTCGGCGCGGCGCGCCCACTCCATGACCTTCTCGCAGGACACGCCGAGTCGGCGAGCGACCACCGACGGGAGCAGAAGCGCCCTGTCTTCTGCCGAGACAACGAGTTGCGCCATCCTCCTAGCTCCTTTCATAGATACTGCCAACGAGTTCCGTGAGGATACGACGTTTGGAAGCCAGCTTCAACGCCGGCCACCCGCTCGAGCCGATCGTCGCCCTGGCGCTCGGCTGCGGCCTCGCTGCCCAACGGCGGGTACCGGGTCTATAGGCGAGCGACTCGAACCGTGCATAAATATACGCCTCGAGAGGAGTAGCGGCCGGCCGCGGGAGCCAATCGCAGCCGGCCGCCGGCGCCGCGCTGGGGGGTAGGCGCAGCGAGCCTCTAGCGGATGAGCGACACGATGACGGACGCCACAGCGCCGATGGCGGAGACGACCGTGGCGCGCATCCACCACACGAGGTTCCCGACCTGCTCCTCCAGGGTTGCGACGCGCGTCCGAAGGCCGGCGCGCGGATCCTCGAGCGCCTGCTTCACGCCCAGCATCTCTTCGCAGGCGAGAGGACAGTGGCGCGCGTCCACGAGCTTCTGAACGGCGGCTTCGGCGGCGGCCTCGGCGGCGGCGGTCGCCGTCGTCTCGATGAAGTAGCGCGCCTCGGCGGATAGGTCGAAGATTTCCTCGCGAGCCCCGGCCATGTGCCCTCCTCAGGTTGCCTGGCGGAGCCAGGTCGCCGCCAGGCGCGGCGCGTAGGGGTTGGCCTTCATAGTCAAGTTGCCGCCGCTCGTCTGGCTGCAGTACATCTTCACGACGTCGTTGGCGGCGAGCTCGCGGACGCACGACACCTGTTGCATGCACAGCGCGTTGCCCGGCGGGGGGATGCGCTCGCGCGCGACGATGTCGCTGCCGACCACGATGCCGATAGAGCGCCAGCCGGTAGCGTTGCCTGCCCAACAGAACGACAGGTCCAGCAGGTAGACGCCGGCGACAGGGATGGTGATGCCGGCCAGCGAGCCCGAGTCGAAGAAGTCGTCCGTATCCCACTCGACGGTCGCCGACTTCGTAAGCGACGGATAGACGTCGGTGTTATTGCCGATGGTACCGTCCGACGTGCGCAGGATGGAGCACGACGGCACGCGAGAAGCCATTACCTCATCTCCTTCAAGGGGAAGTGCTTGCCGGGGCACGAGGTCGAGTTGAGCGGCATCTCAGCCTGCCAGTGGATTCGTCCGCCCGGCGTCGAACTGCGCCCGCGCCCGGTTGAGCATCTCCTGTGCAAGACTCGCCTGCGATGCACTCTCGGCAGCCTTGTCCTCGTCAAGCATGGAGAGGTCGCCTTCCGTCCAGCCGCCGCGCCTGAGCGCGGTCTTGAGCGGGACACCGGCTGCGACGAGCCTACCGACCACATCAGCCTCGGCGGCGGGCTGCACGGTGCGCACGTCTTCCCACACGCACTCGATCTCGTGCGCCGGTACATCGCGCCCGTTGAGCGCGAGCGCGTAGGAGGCCACGTCGCGCCAGCAGGCACCAAGACGCTCCTGATACTTCGCAGCCTTGCGCGCGAGCGGCGTCTCCATCGCCACGAGCGCGTCGCCTGAGATGTTGCCGCCCTGGGCGAAGAAGTAATGCGCCGGAGTGCGCGTGATGCGCGCCATGGCGTTGGCCCAGTGATCGACTGCCTGCGTGAAGTTGGCCAGCTCGGTCGCACTGAACTCTCCGACCTGCGTCGACTCCGAACCGTCGCCGTCTCCGGCTGGGATCGACCAGATCTCGTTCGGCGCGTTGCGCAGCTGGGATACGTCGGCCTGCGAGATGATGTAGCGCTGTTTGAAGGCCCCGAACTCGGCCGCGACCATCATGTCGGCGATGAGCTTGTTGACCGCGTCCTGTGGCTCGGTCGCGTTCTGCAGCTCGCCGTAGATGCGCCGCACGCGGCTGCGGACGTGGAACACCGGGATGCGCCCGGTGTCGTTGGCTTGCTCATCCTCGAGCGTGAACCCGGACGCGCTCTGCACCTGCTCGGTCGCGCCGCGCGACACGTAGTGCTCGAGGCGGTCGGTGTAGTAGAGCGTCAGGTGACGCTGCCCGCCCTCGTCATACCACTTCGCAGCGAAGGCCGGCGCGCGCGGGTTTGACTTGTCATAGGCGACCGTGCAGACGCGCGGGTCGTTGTGGACGACGCGGGTCAGTCCGTCCTCATCGCGGCCGACTATCACGAAGCTCTCGCCGCAGACGGCCACGTCCTCGGCCACGTCGTCGGTCTCGATCTCAAGGTGCTCCTGCTGCCAGATCGTGTCGAGCACGTCTTGAGCGGCCTGATCGGTGCGCAACGCGAAGCCGGTCAGCGCGAGCCGGTCGACCAGCGAATCGACCACGGTCGCGCACCAGTTCTCGCTGAACTTGGCGTCGATGCGCGCGAACGCCTGTTGCAGGCGCGCGGTCGAGTAGCGTAGCGGCTGCTCGCCGTCGTAGTAGGCGAACAGTCTGTCGATACGCGAACGCTTCGCGCTCAGCGCCGCGAAGGCACGCGCGAGGTCTGTTTGGGGTGCGGCCACGGCGTAAGTCTCCCTCTCCCACCGGCGTGGGTCGTTACCATTCATCCCTGCACAGAGACGGCGGCGCGCTGCGTGCGCTTCACCATCAGTTCTGAGAGCGCCCAGACGAGCGCGTCGACTCGGTCGGGCGAGGTCTTGTCGTCCTGCGGGCTCCAGGTCGTCATCTGCAGCTCCAGCTCTGGGAAGACGCCGACGTGATGCACGCGCCCCTGTTCGTACATCGCCGCGACCGGCTCGGCCCGCGTCGCCTTGCCGCGGCTGGCGCGCACCGCCTTGTACGGCACGGTGGCCCGCACCGCCCGCAGGTTGCTCCTGATGAGGTCGCCGCCGTTGTTCACCTCGCCGATGACGCGGTCGGCGCCGAGCACATCGTACTGGGCGATCGCCTTGCTAGCCCAGCCGAGCGGCGAATAGCGGCCGGATGCGTCGGCCAGTACATAGGCATGGTCGTCGACGCCGAGGCCGGCCGCGACGATGCCAGTCTCGTCAGAGTCGGCGCTCGCGCTCACGGCTGGGTCGATAGCGACCACGACGCGGCGCATCTCAGGCGGCCTCGCGACGCGGTGGCCGTCGATGAGCGCGTTGCTCCAGAGTGCATCGGTGAGCTCGTCGATGAAGCGCGCCTCGATCTCCTGCTCATAGGCTCGGCTCGTCATCGTCGAGCGCAGCGCATCCAGTTCGTCGGCGGGCAGGTAGGGGTTGGCGGTCGATGCGAAGCGCCAGCTCGCCCAGTCGGGATGGTCGTCACTCTGCCCGAGGTCGTACATCGCGGCGAAGTCGTCACGGCCCTTCGGCGTCGAGAGGAACCACGCGTCGCCTGCGTAGTCGATGAGCGTCGGGCGTATCACCATGTCCCACACTTCGGCGAGGTCACTGACCATGGCGGCCTCATCGACGATGACGCGAGCGTAGCGGCGTCCGCGACTCGTCTCCGGCGCGTCCAGCGACCAGAACTCGATCACGCCGCCGGTGATGAGCTCGAGGCGTTTCTCCTGTTCATTCTTCTGGGTCGTGACCGGGGCGAGCGTCGCGCGCGTCTCGCGCCACAGCTCGGCCAGCATCTTGTAGGTGGGCGAGTACCACCCCACAGGCTTGCCGGTCAGCGCTGTGTCGGCGGAGAGGCGGATGCCGAAGCGCGATTTGCCGAGACGCCGCCCGGCGCAGAGCACGTTGAACCGGCGGCGCTCGTCATATACCTGCTGCTGGGCCGGGTGAAGCCTATTCAGCCGGAGGTGGATCGTCCTGGTAGGTGACAACGACCTGCACCTTCTGTTCGCCCTGGTGCTCGACCTGCACGCGGTCGGAGTAGCTGCGCGGCTTGAGCTTGGACGCGGCCCACTTGAGCGTATCGACCAGGAGCCGGTCGCCGATCGGGTTGTTGCCCTTGCGACGCGCCACGGCGATGGCTTCGTCGGCCATCGCGTCGGCCTGTAGTTCGCGAGCCCGTGCGTATTCCTCCGAGAACCCAGGCAGCTTCACGGCCCACAGCCTGATGGTCGATTCACACGGCATGCCGGGCGTCTCTGCGATCTCGCGCAAGGTCTCGCCGTTGGCGACGCGCTTGCAGATGCGCGTGCCGAGCGCGGCGTTGTACTTGGTGGGTCTGCCGGGACCGCGTTTCTTCTTCTCGGCCATGCTCACATCCTCTCACTGGAGCGGCGCCGCTTCGTACCCGGCGGCGCACGGTGGACGATGTAGCCCCCACGCGGCGGCGGGCAGCCATCTATCACCCAGCCGTCGCGGCGCATCTTCTGGATGTGCTTCCAGACCGCGACGCGAGCATCTGCCGGCATGTTGAAGTGACGCACCGGGTCGGCGCGCCCGCCTACGCGGCTCGCCATGTACTCGGCCAGTAGCCGCGGGAACGCGCCGTCGAGGCGCGGATCGTATTCGTCGCGGCGCTGGCACGGGCTGCACAGTGGACCGCGGTTGTCAGATGCGAGCACGCAGCCACAGGCGACGCAGAGCGCTCTCTCACGCAGAATCCGCCGCGTCGGCCGCGCTGCCTCGACATGAGCAGAGAAGACCGAGCGCGGCGGGTGTTGGCGCGGCTTAGGCACGCAGCTCACTTGGGCAGACGCGTTCGGCGTAGCGCTCGCGACCACGTCGGTTGCGGCACTCTTTGCATGTCCGCGAGAGTCCATCGCGCTCGGCTGCGTCACGGACGTAGAAGTCGGTCGACGCCGGCAGCTTGCGGTCGCAGAGCGGACAGCGCTTGGCACCGAAGAGCAGCAGCTCGAGGTCGAGGTCGGTCCAGGCGTCGGCCTGTCGGCGTCCGCTGGGGAAGTTCGCCACTCTCAATCACCCTCTCTGGCGTTGCGCAAGGCGGTCTCGCGGCGTCTTGGCGCGTCCTGCGACTCGGGGAGCCTCTGCGGCCTCTGCGGCGCTCAGACGCGCGATTTCGCCGGTGATGGTGCGCAGCTGTCCGCTCGGCCTGCCGGTGCGCGCCCAGTTGACCAGCGCGGTGAAGTCGTCGACGCTGTCGACCAGGTAGGTCTCCACCCCGCAGGCGGCGCGTCGCTCGGCGGCGGCGACCTGGTCGAGCGAGACACGTCCGGCGCGCGTGCCGACGCTCTTGGGACGCTTGAACTCGACCAGGTACGTCCGTCCGCCGGCGTGCAGCACCCCGTCGGGAAAGCCGCGCGTCGTGCCGGAGCCTTTGGCGCGGCGCTGGCCGACCAGCTCGAGCTCGACGCGCATCGCCTTGGCGATCTTGCAGCAGGTGGCGACCAGGTCGGATTCGATGGTGTAGCTCACGAGCGCACCCCCCGCAGCAGGTACCCGCCGCCGGGACCGGACGAGGTGGCGATGTCATACCCGTCGCGCCGGAGCTGCCTGGCGGCGGCTGAGACACGCTGCCGCGAGACGTGGTAGCCGAGATCGTCGAGCACGTCGTGGTAGGTCACGGCCAGACCTGGGGTGCGGAGCATGGTGCGCAGTAGGGCGTGGCGGGCACTCATTCGTCATCCTCCCCCGCGAACTCGTCCCACCAGTCGCACTCTTGGCAGGGGTTGTAGATGTTCACCCACGTCGCGCTCAGGCACTCAGGCGTGCCGGGGTCGTGGGGGCAGTGGATGTTCTTTGCGGCGGTTTCGCTCACGGCTCCCTCCAGCAGATAAGCACGACGTGGTTCCCCAGAAGCTCACCGAGCCAGTACGTACCGGAGACCTCGCGTGTGAAGTACTCGTCTGTGAAACGGCGCACGATGCGGATGCGCTCCGGCTTCCTCGCGTTGAGCTCGCGCCACTCTTCGTCGGAGAGCAGGCGGAGGGTGCAGGGCTTCAAGCCGCCTTCCTCGGCGAAAAACCAATCGTCGTCGCTTACGAAGGTGACGAGGTCGTCATTCAGTTTCATCGTCCCCCCTCTCTGCCGGCCGCGCTCTCATGCGGTTTCACGGCTCCGCCCTCCATTCGCCACACCAGTCGCTCCCGCGCGTCACCGGCCACGCCGTTAGCGGCACGTCCTCTTCACAATCAGGCCCGACGTTGTAGCTGGTGATAATCCGCCCCTGGCGCACCGTCGGCGGATGCCGCCGACACTCGCCGCTCTGCGCTTCTCGGTACTCACCGACCGCGCAGTGCCAGTAGACACAGGCACAGCAGAGACCGATGGAAGTAAGTCCCTCTTCCTCGTCAGCCTTGCTCACGGCTTCTCCTTGAACGAATCGCGCATTGCGCCGGATCGTCGGCGCGGCCTCGATGATGTCGTGCGCCGCGTTGACCAGCTCCGTCTTGACGTCCGCGTAGACGAACCGCTCCAGCAGGTCGTCGGCGTCGATAAGTCTCACGGCTCCTCCTCCCGATACACGCTGATCGCCCACCTCGACGTGACCACCAGCCGTCCATCCTCAAGCTCGATCAGCACGTTCCCTCGTGCGCCACGCCGAACGACTCGGCACTTCGCCCCAAAAGGCACCGTTACGGGGTAGCATCCGCCGAACGCGCGCCGAATGCGATAGGTGTGTGTCATCGCAGTCACCGCTCCTCCCGATACACGCTAATCACCACGTCCCGCTTGTCCAAGTAAGTCGCCGCCGTCCGCCGCGCCGCCGCAGAGTCGCGCGCCAGGACGCGCACCACCTCGTAGTCACGGCGGCGGGGACGGCCATGGCGGATGAGCAGGACGTAGCTGTCGAGCTGGTCCGTCACGGCAGCATCGTCATCGCCGTCAGCGCCAAGGCGGTCAGCAGGCCGATCAGGCCGACCGTCAGGATCACGATCGTCCAAGCGAACATGTTCATGATTCCTCCCCTGCGTCCAGTCCATCGGTGGCCAGCTCGAACAGCTCCGCCTTCGTCTCGGCAGCGCGCCTCACTCCGTCGCGGTAGCCGGCGTGGTAGGCGTCGTCACACGACGCGCCGGCGGACAGCGCGATGAGCAGCATGCCGACGATGACTCCGGCGGCGAAGACGACCAGCATGATGATGTAGGTCACGGCACTCACCCTTCGCAGTCGCTTTTCATGGCTCTCTCCATCCTCAGTATTCAAAGCCCAGATCCTCGCCTGATGTACGCCGACTCGGGTCGCTCGGCGTCGGCTGGGGACCGGGGGGTTCCCTTATTAGGAACCCCCCCCGGTTCCCAACTTGCCGCAGGCCCCGGTTCCCGACGGTTCCCGGGGGGTTCCCGAGGCTGGTTCCCACGGTTCCCGAGGGGTGGTTCCCTGGGGTACCGAAATGGGGGGTTCCCGAGGGGTTCCCGGCCGGTTCCGGGGGGTTCCCGGGGTTCCGGAACTGCTCCGCCGCGCGTTCCCTGCGCCAGCGCAGAGCGGCCAGGACCACCTGCCGTCTGCGCTTCACGCCGGCCTGCACCAGCTTCTCCCGCGCATCGGCGTACTTGGCGTCCAGGCCGACCTTGCAGCGGTCCAGCAGGATGACGGTCTCATTGGTACCGGCGGGCCAGTCGTATTCCATCGGCAGGTAGCGTAGCGGCGCGTCCTTCTGCATGAACGTCACGCTGGCCGGCACCCAGCTCATGCGCGACAGCTCGCGCTTCATGGTGATGCCGTTCTCGGTCTGGGCCAGCTTCCAGACCACGTCCACGTCGTCGCCTTTCGACGAGCTGCCGCGCTGTCCCTGCTCCGAGCTCTTGCCGCCATGGTCGAGCCGCACCCAGGTGAGGCCGCGCTGCTTGAGGCGGATCCCGGTGTAGCGGTAGAAGTCGCGGAACGTGTCGGCCGAGTTCTCTTCGCCGCAGACGGCCCGGCTGATCGTGTCGATCACGACCACGATGTGATGGCCTGGCAGCTCTGCCTCGACGGAATCGACCATCGCACAGAGCGCGTCGGCGCCGGTGATCGTGTCGAGCGGCGGCAGCGTCGGCAGTAGTGCATAGCGCAGACGCGACAGGTCGCTGTCGGGGCCGTAGCCCATCTCATCGAGCCGCTCATAGAGGTCGGCCTCGGTCATCTCATAGTCGAGATAGATCGCCGCGCAGGCCGTGCCGGTGGTCGCGATCTGGGCCGCCATGTAGAGCGTGAACAGGCTTTTTCCGGCCTTGTGCATGGCGTAGATCGAGTGTCCCCGGCCGCGCGCCAGCACGTCCTGATAGACCCACTCGACGTCGCTCTCGTCGCGCTGCCAGAACGTGCCCCAGTCGACGAACGGCGAGTCACTCCGTTCGGTCGCTGCTGCCTGCTCGAGCGAGAGCGGTACGAACTCGTCGAGCCCCTTGCCGGCCGCCAGGTGGTCGGCCGCGTCCTTGCCTTCCGCCGGCTCCACGACATGCACGGCGAAGGCTATCCCGTCCAGCGCCGCCGCCACCGACTCGGCGTGCTTGCGCCCCGGCGCGTCCTTGTCGGCCACGATGATCACGTCGGCGCCGCGCAGCGACTCGGAGTAGTCGGGCGACCATTTGCCGGCGCCGCCTGGGTTGCAGGTCGCGCAGGCGCCCGCCCGGCGCAGGTAGTCGGCGTCCTTCTCCCCCTCGACCAGGTAGACCGACTCTCCGGTCGCGATGGCCGTGGCCAGCTCGGGCAAGCGGTACAAGACGCGCCGCGTGCGCCCCAGCTTCCACTCCCAGCCGCCGCGTCCGTCCGGGCGCCGCTGGCGGAAGTCCTTGGGCTGGAAGCGCACGACTTGGTAGAGCAGCTCACCGTCTTCGTCGGTGTAGTCGTAGGTGGCGACGATCTCGCGCTTGCCGTTGCTGCGCTCCTGCTCTGGGTAGAGGTCGGCCAGGCCGAGCCCGAGCGCAGCCATCACGTCGGCCGTCTCGCAGCCGGCGAAGCAGGTCAGCAGGATGCACCCGTTGTCGCCCTCGCCGATCGACAGGCTCTGCCGGTGGTCGTCGTGCGCCGGACAGCGCGCCACGAACCCGGAAGCGCTCCGCTTCACTCCCTCGAGCCGCTCGAGCAGCTCATCGAGACGCATTGCCGCGTGGGTAGACGAACGATGAGAACGTCTCTCCGCCTGCAGAGTGGCCGCAGACGCGACACCGCCAGGCGAGGTTCACCTCGACGAACTGCCAGCTCTCGCACAGTCTGCATTCAGCGAATGCCACGCCGGCGTCGAGGCGATCACTCCGCTGGCCGTACATGTCGAATCTGCCGGACTCCTGCGGCGACGGATGGCCCAGGGCGAAGCGCTCTCCTGCGGGCGATTCGGCGAACACGATCATCACATCGCAGGCGGCGGCCTGGCGGCAGAACGTCAGCGCTTTGTAATCGCGCCTGGAGGTGAACGCGCCCTTCACCTCGACGATGGTGCGCGACTCCGGCAGCCAGAAATCAGGCTCGTAATGGACGCGGCCTAGCCGGTAGAGCTCGGGATGGTACTGCCAGACGATCCGGTGTTGGTCGAAGACTGCGGCCCATTGCGCTTCGAGGCGTGAATCGAATCGCACACCGCTGTAACTCGCAGTGACCGTCACGACTGCCCCACTGGTAGAATCACTCATGTCACCACCTGCCTCATCAGGTTGTGGTCACGACCCCGGCCGTTCACGCGGCGCGGGGTCTTTTCATGGGACGGCGAGTCTATCACGGTACTGCTCTCAGAACGGGATCCCATCATCGTCTTCGTCGTCAGCCGCGGCAACGCCTGCATCGCCCGTCTGTTTCGCCTCGGCCTCTTGCGTCGCGGCGAGCTCATCCCTCGGACGCGGCGGGAACGACCAGTCGGCGTGGGCCAGCTCGAGCCCCACCCTGGGCTGTCCGTCGCGGTCGTTCCACTTGCGTTCGATGAGCTGTCCCCAGACCGTGATCGGGTCTCCCTTCTTGAAGTGCTCGATGATGGTCGCCGTGCCCCTGAAGATGGTCACGTCGAGGAACATCACGTCATAGGTCCATTCGCCGTCGCGCTTGGTGCGATAGTTGCTGGCCACACGCAGTGAGACGCCGATCGTCCCACTGGGCAGGTCGAACGGGCGCGGGTCGGCACAGAGCCGCGCGTCCGGCAGCTGGGCGATGATCACCGCGTCCCTCCCCCATCCGGCGTGCGCAGCACGATCCCGCCGCACGACATGGTCGCCTGCCTGAACTCCTCCACCTCGGCGCGCGTCATCTCGCGCTCGGTGCCCGGTTCGGCGTAGTAGGCGACCAGCGCGAAGCCCTCGCCGCCCCGACGCTCGCGCGCCTCGTAGATCGGCCCGTCCGGCCGCGGCCGCATGAGCAGACTCATCTGAAAACCTCCGCTGACGTGGTGCAAGGCTGTTTTGCGGCGCTTTGGTGGCCTGAGTGGTGTCCTACCACTCTGACGGCCACTCGGCGCCGCAGACGCGATATTCCGTTCACTCCGCCGCCGTCCGTCCGGCGCTCTCCCACCAGAGGATGAACGCGGCTGTCGGGAAGCGGTGCGTGGCGCCGATGATGATGCAGGGGATGTGACGCGCGGCCTCGTGCAGGTCACCGGCGCGCACGGCGGCGTCGAACGCCTTGCCCTCACTGTAGACCGTGTGCTCGCCCACGTTCATGACGTGCGCCAGTTGCCAGGCCGGCGCGTGCGGCTGGTCGAGCTGCTCGGCCAGCGGGCGGCGCGGGTCGAAGCCCGCGCGCCACTTCTCCCGCTGCGCCTCGATATCGCGTGAGGCCATCAGAGCACCCCCTGCTCGCCCTCGTCAGCGACCTCGCTCTGGCCCGCGCTGCCCAGCGCCGCGTCGAGCTCGTTATCGAGCTCGCCCGCGTCAGCCCGGCCGTCCTTGGTCGGTACCAGCTTGCGCTTCTGCGGGCGCCGCCGCGGCAGCTTGATCTCTGCCGTGATCGGGCTCTTGATGTCGGGCGAACCCTGGATGCGCAGGCAGAGTCCCGAGTCGGACAGTCCGCTGGCGTCGCGCTCGGGGATGAGCGTGATGCGCTTGCCGAGCCAGTCACCCGAGTCCTGGCCGAACATGGCGACGATGCACTGCGCGTTCGTCTTGTTCAGCGCCATCTCGCGCGGCGTCTCGTCGAAGGCGATCACGGCCTGCGGCTTCTCACGGCCGCTCTCGTCCTCGAGCTGGTCCAGGTAGACGTTCTTGACCGTCATCGTGACCGGCTGGCCGCGCATCTCGCCGGCCTTGATGAAGCGGCCTGGGAACAACTGATCGTAAGTGAGCCCCATCTCTTCTCCTCCCGTATGCGGTGGGCCGACTTGCGCCCGATGTCGAACCGGAATGTGATGCGGTAGGTGCTCACGGGGTCACCTCCGTGGTCTCCACAACCTCGACCAGCTTCGCCCTCGGCACCCGGAACTTGCCGTCCGTTCCGTAGGGCACGACCGCGCCGACCATCCACTCCCACTTGACAAGCACCTTCCAGATGGGTAGGTCCTCGTCGTTGTTCCGGCGCACCCAGTCGAGCGTCGCCACGTTGACGCCGCACCCGCAGTCGTCGGTCGGGTTCGGGTTCACGACCTCGCTGATCTCGGCTCCCGGTTCCTGCTTCCACGACTCGGGCGGCTGGTTGTAGAGGCCGAAGATCTTGTACGCCTCGATGCCGCCCCTGACGCGCTTGCAGTTGGCGGCGATCCAAGCGCAAGGGTCGAAGATGCCTTGCGCCCCGCTCAGGTCCGCCCCGCGCAGGTTCGCCCCGCTCAAGTC